CGTAGAACTAAGCATTACATAACTAGCTATTCCGCTGCCTACAGTAGTAACTGTTTTATTAGCCTCTCCTGAGTATGTAACAAAAGTTTTTACAGGGTTAAAAGGATCTGTTTCGTTATCTACTACATAACCCTCAGCAGCTCCGATATTGATAGTTGTTGATGAGTTAGTAAATAAACCTGCAAAAGTCATTACACCCGTATCGGATTGAGTCGAACCACCCGAAGACAAATCAGCCAAAGCATTAAAAACAGCGTCCTCACTTGGAGTTGTATTCGTAAAACCTGATCTGATAAATTGCGTTATACCTGCTAACTCTACGTTAATAGGAATCTCAACACCGATAAACCAATAAGTACCATTACTTACTAAAGCGTTTAATTCTTCGGTTGTTGTAATATCTGCACCGCCTCCTACATTGGTAAAAGTACCTGGACCAACTAAGATAAACTCTTCTTGAGTTGTTGCCGGTAAAGTACCTCCATCCGGAACAGTTACCGCTCTAAATCCTACACCTCCAATAACCCCTAAGTAAGTGCTTAAGAATGTTGAAAACTCCTCAATAGTGCCTTTTTTTAAGTCGGCACCTATTCCGTGAGCTATGTAGTCAGTTGTATTAAACGGTGCGCTTGGTAGCTCGTCAATCGCTATCGTCCTAGTATTAATTGGATCTATTGCCATTATAATTTCATTACGTGAAGTTCAACAATATAAGGTTGCATATTATTATGCGCTTGGCCTCCTCCTTTTGCGCCTGTAGGCGTTACACTTGAATAACCCTCATCAGCCGCCCCACTATTTACAATACTTTGAATATCTAAAACGCCAGCCAAATCAGTAGGTAAGTCGTGAGTATGTGATGGTATTTCGTTTATTGTAAGCGTATGAGTCGCACTACCTCCGAATTGACCTATAACATTATGAGTCGCACCATAAGCAATACCTACACGGCCATCTTTATTGATAGTTCCGTTGTTACCGTTACAAATTGCAAAACCTAACATTAAGTTGGTGCCTAATCCGGTGCCATCAAAATTAGCAGTTATGAAAGCTGAGTTAACATGAAATGTTTTTATTTCAAATTGCATCGCACTAACCAATGGAGCGATAAAAGTAATAAGCTCTTGAAGTGTACCTCTTTTTAAATCAGTACCAACCTCATGAGCTATATTATCAGTCAAACCGAAAGCGGCCGGAGCTAATTCCCCGACCCTAACAGTTGTAATTAAATTTGGATCTATTGCCATATATTAAATATCTTCTATTTTAATCATTTCGTTTGGATCACCACTATTGAGTATTTCTTCAATATCTCCCGTGTTTAATACCGTTGTGCCTACTGTAGCCGTTAATGGCTTGCCGAATCCTACAATTGAACCACTAAAAGATAAAAACTCATCTATCACATTAGTTTCTGATAAGTCTGAAATGTATCCTTTTCCGTAATCGACAATTGGGTAAAGAGATCCTTCAATCTTCCAATCTAACAGCCTTTTATCTCGCTTTAATAGTTTCAGTTTATCGTATGAGCTTACATTAAAATTACCACCTGATACGGTTGTATTCATTTGCAAGCCGTTAAATCCAATACCATAAGACTGCATTATAGGCCGTGAAGTAGTCCATCCCTGATTATCTCTCGTAGTAGTATCAATAAATTCACTCGTTTCATCAAAAGAATTGTCTGTCAAACATCCTACAGGACTCCAAACCCCATCCAATTTGAGAAATAGTATTCTATCGCTTCCGTTTATAAATTCCATAGTTCAAAATTACGATAAAATTAGCATTTATTTAATAGTCGGTTTAACAGTATTCCCGTAATCAATAGAGTACTTATATTCTATATTGAATAACTCAGCCGCAAATAACTCCAAATGTTTCGCAGTTGTAATGTTTGTTGATGTATTGTAACTCCACTCCGTAAACATGAACTGCCCGACATTGTTAATAGTCACTAAAGATAAATAAGGTATGAATCCGTAGAAATCGCCTCTAAACACCTTTGTAGGTCTTTGCGCTATTCTCAATTCTTCCTCAGCTGCAATTTGCAACAAAGGTTGTTTTAATGCACTATTTACTCTATACCATAATTCGGTAGGATTTAAAGCGTCCTCTTTAAATATCGTACCGTTGTAAACCTGAGATGGATTATCTCCATTGTAAACCGTTTGATTAGGCTTTACTATTGAGCTAGGTCTGTTTCCTCTTTCAACTGTATGAAATTCGCCTTGTATTGCGCTTCCGTCAGCTGTAGGTTCTAATTGTACAGATTCATATTCTCCATTTGTAGCATCTATTTTATTAGTAGGAATACTTATATCCGCTGTAGGAACATACAAAAGAACTTCCACATTACCACTTATGGGTAGTGGCTGAGATTGTATTTCGAAAGATTTACTTATAGTTGCGCCATCACTATTTCCTGATAACTGAAAAGTAATACTTCCTATTCCAGATGTAACCCATTGACCTGCTCCATTCATAAAATATGAACCAATCTTAACAACTACCACAAAATGAGATAGGCCGTTAGATTTTAAAGTAACATTTAATTTAAATGAGTCTCCCTCAATTAAAGAAACAGGATTTGAAGTAGCTAAAAGGATATTTCCAAAACTGTAATTTATATGTGTTCTTAGCCCTGTAACATCTAACGGATCATTTATTAAATATGTTTCGCCTGTAGGTGATATATTCCATCCGTCATATTCTAAATTAGAATTATGATATAAGTCTCCGTTTTCTAACAACCCACTTACATACCCGTATTTATAACCAAGTCTAAAACCACTAATACTTCCTTTTATTTCAATTCTTTGATTTCCGGTGCAATGATGAGGATAAAAACCGTCTATTTGACTACCTAATGACTTATTAAGATTGATTGTTTTGTTCCCTATGTAGTGATTATCCAAATCAAAACGTCTAAACATTACATAAGGTTGAATATAAATCTCATTTGGTTTGTATATATACCATTCGCCATCAATTTGCGTAACACAAGCTTTAAATATATCAAGAACAGATCTTAAAACTTCCTCACAAGACATTAAGGTTGAGTCTTTAGTACTTAATCCGTCACTTTTATAGAATCTATCAGTATTTAGATAAATGTTTTTAAGAATATCGTCACTACTAGTTAACCCCTCGTAAAGAATGTTAATAGATGTATTTATAGGCATTAATATACCTGTTCTTTTTAAGCATTGGTAAACAATATCCTGAGCAGTCATTTTGCCTATAAAATGCAGTCCATTATCCTGCACGAATGATAAGTTACTAAGCGAACCTAATCCATCAACGCAGTCTAAATTTATCCTCCATTCGTCTTTTACATAGTCCTGATAAACTCCGTCCGGATTAAGAAAGCCTCTAAATATAACATTATCGTTTTTGTATAGTTTAACGCTAAAATCCTGCTCGCTTTCAGAGTATAAATCTTCTAAGGTTAAATCTTTGGTAGCCTCTAATTGTAATTGAACCCCACCGCCTCGAATCGGGTCCAAGTGATTAGTTACACTTGCTTTTTCAAGTATCGCAATTCCGTTAATCTCCTGATAAGCTCCTGTATAATTCTTTTTAAATATCTCGCATAAATAAGTATCACCAACAATATTTTTATACTGAAAGAAATATTTAAGATTAACATAAGTGATGTTACTTATATCTTCGGTGTCAATTGTAATACTTGGATTGATTCCGAAAATAGATACTAATATATGACCCTCAAGATTTATATTAACCTCAATAGTGCTATTTACTTTCTCATAAGTGATACCCGGAATGCTGTAATTAGCAACTAAAAAAGCTATCGTTTCATTTATGGTAGTCGATAATGTAGCCTGGATATTTACTTTGTCAGGATCGACACCTGCGTAAATCTCATAATCAAAGTCTACTCTATCCAATCCGTTAGGGTAAACAACATTCAACCCACCTACTTGGATCATGTAATCAAATGCCTGTCCTACAGTTGGCTGTGCGCTGTAATCTATTATTATCTTTTTACTCATAATTATATCGCTATTGAGCCGCCTAATTTAGTGTTTTTACCTAATGTGTTAGAAAGCACCCCGACTAACGATTGACCGCTAATCTCAAAGACTACAGTACCACCACTAAACGAACTTCCATTACTTACCGAACTTGTCGGACTTGATACGCTATTTCCGGCTGATACTTTTCCGCCACCTGAACCGCCTGAGCTAGAAAACGAACCTATTGCTCCACTCGCAGCTTTTAACGCTACACCGACTCCAATAGCAGCTAAACCTGCCGCAATAGATACTGGTCCCCCTGTTAGTATAGCTAAATCTAGTTTACCCTTAATAACCGCCAATGTACCA